TCTATAGGATAGCGTGAATTACAACAAAGATTCAAGAAATTACTGTAGCTTGAAAATTTGTTTCGATTGTTGATACAAAGAAGGGTCTATCAGTATCAAATGTAGGGCCAGTTACCTCTCCAGTTCTTACAAAAATGCCACTTGTGGGTTGTCCAGTATTATTAAGTGTCTCAATCGCTGTAAAGGCTGTATTAATTAATGTCTGACTCCTGGCTGGCCCTTTATCTTTTTCTGCAAAAGCTCTAACAGTAATGATCCCTCTTATATTATCTAATGAAGAAGTTAATCCTACTTCGGTAGTAAGTCCGAATTGAATATTTACATAAACAAATTCACTGTCAGCATCCGATACTACATCGCCAAAATTATCAAAGAATACTGGTACAGCAGGATTTAATGCAGCATAAGCTGTATTGATAGGTGCTTCAAATTTTGATCTAATTCCTTGATAATTCATTTTACTCTTCTATATATTCTGTTATACCCCATTTTTGCATCTTTATTCATCGCTCCACCATTTGCATAAGTTTTAAACCAATCTAAAGGTGCTGTCGCACGACCTATAAACGCTCCTGTTTGTCTACCTACATCTGCGTCTGTATCGCTTACAACTTCGTCTAGACCTCGATAGCCTTGTCTAATACCTTGTTGGATAGGCTTAGATGTTACTTTTGGTGGTACTTTAAATGGAGTGAAGGGAGCAACGTCTATTGCTTGGTTTGCATAAGAAGCCACATTATGAATAGTAAATATTGCTTCGTTGGATGCTCTTAGTGTCTTTGCTTTTTGTCTTGATTTTAGTGTTCTAATTTTTAAAGGTACGGCTTCGCCTTTTGCTTTTCTTCCCTTGGCATTGAAAGTTCTTATAGGAGTAGCTATTTCCCAAGAATTATTAAATCTACCTGTCCAGGATGGGCCAATCTTTTTTAATTTGTTTACTACAGTATTTGCTGCTTCCATTGGAGCGTTAAACGCTACATCATTTGTAACTCTATCAAAATCTCTTAAAAATTTTTTTAAATCATTTCTTGCCATTATTGTGGTCGTACTATAGCTGTATGAAGTATAGGATTATTTCCTCTAGATGTACTTACACTAATAATTCTTGCAACTTTATTTACTCCATCTTCAGCATATTGAATCCTATCTTTTACTTTTGGATAGTATGTCCCTAACTCTTTATTGCCAAAAATAATTTTTAGATCATTTGTCTGACTTGTGCCTTCATAAACTGATCCAACAACATTACTGATTAATGCTTTCATAGATACATTAGTATCAGATCCACTTACTTCCCCTGTTGTAGTGTTATAAGTTTGAGATGTAGCGGTTTTAATGTAAGTCACATCAATACCAAAAGTTCCTAACAGTTGTTCTGGTAAGCTCTTAAAAGTATTGTCTATAAATGACATATTATCCTCTTACTGCTCGTAGTTGGAAAGTTCCCGCACCACCTAACATATAAGCTCCAAGATAACTTTGTAACCAAGGGTAAACATCTAAAATATTGTTTACTGATCCAGTGCCTTGACTAGCGGTACTAAATTTAACCGCTAAATCCCCTAGTTTTGCTTCGGAAATATTTCCTTCTTTTCCAGTAGTACCTGTAATAGCATCAGTATCATTTGCCAAAGCTCTAGCAAGTTCATACTGTGCATACTTAATATTATTAGGAATTTTTGAACAAGCTAATTCAACACCATCTACCTGATAATTATTTCTTGGAAACTTTAACGCCTGTCCATCATCACATCTATCTCCATAATAAACAAAACTATCAATCCATCTGGTAGCTGCTATCAATGCTCTGTTCTTTTGGTCAACAGTTTTATTATCCCAAGTTGTTGAGTCTGGGACTGTTTCAAAATAACTATTAGCTTCTGTCAATGTGACATAGCTATTAGCATTTTCTCCTTTAATAGTTGCATTTATGGTAGCTGCCACGATTAATAAAGTAATTTAGTTTTATTGTAGCGTAAAGAAAAAACCCCACCAATAATTGATGAGGTTTAATGACCACCAGTTTAATACTATTAAGAAATATTAGATGTATCAAGTGGTGAGTTAACAATGATTTCAACTATAGGAATTAAGTCTGCATCATATGTAATTGCCCAGTTGTTTGAGTTACCTAATGCTGCGTTTGTTGGGTTGTCAGTAGCAGATGTCCACTTAGTTCCCATAACATGATAAGCACTATGGTAGTCAACAGACATAACATCTTGCTTAGATAAGATGTTTCTATCTGATTCAATACTTAGAGG